CTAGCACTGTTTCAGTTCCAGCTGATGCGGTTTTAGTTTTATTAGATACACCTATCTATTTAGAAGAAGGTGACGTATTAGAAGGTGGAGCAAGTGCCGCTTCAGATTTAACACTTTTCGTTTCATATGAAGTTATAGACGACGCGTAGGAGGTTTTATAGGCTATGGCTAATGGCGGAATTATAGGACCAACGAATAAAACGTCTTTCGGAAAAAATAAAGTTACAACCAAAACATCGTCAGGAGATATTTCCACACAACCAGGAACAACACAAATAGAATATTTAGTTGTTGCCGGAGGTGGTGGCGGTGGAGGAAATGCATGTAATGGTGGTGGCGGTGGAGCAGGTGGTTATAGAAGTTCTGTCGTTGGTGAAAGTTCTGGTGGTGGATCATCTGCCGAATCAATTTTAGAAATAACAAAAGGAGATACTTTAACTGCAACAATTGGTGGTGGAGGAGCTGGTGGAACTAGTAAAAATTGTAACGCCACAAGTGGAGTTGACTCCTCGCTTGCAGGTCCTAGTATAACAACCATTACATCAACTGGTGGTGGAGGTGGTGGAGGACACGTAACTAATGGTGCAGATGGTGGTTCTGGAGGTGGAGCAGGTTCTGATAATGCACCTGCTGGTGGAGGAAGTGGAACAACAGGTCAAGGTTATGGTGGAGGTAGTTCTACCGCTTCACCCTCTGCTGGTGGCGGTGGTGCTGGTGCCGTTGGAGCAAATGGTGGTAGTCCTAACCCTGCTGGTGGTGGAGCCGGTGGAGCTGGTGTAGCATCATCAATAACAGGATGTTCAGTCACAAGAGCCGGTGGAGGTGGTGGCGGAGGATTTATAGGTTGTGGTGGTGCAGGTGGCTCAGGTGGTGGCGGAAGAGGTGGTAATAGTAACACTGATGCAGGAGTTGCTGGAACTGCTAATACAGGTGGTGGCGGAGGTGGTGCTGGAGATGAACCAGGTCAACCTTCTGTAAATGGTTCTGCTGGTGGTTCAGGAGTAGTTATCGTAAAAGAATTAGATAAAGCATCTGGAGTTTGGTCAATGCAAGAACAACTAGATGCAGTTAATGATGGAACATGGCCTGTTTTTGGTTATGAAATTGATTATTTAGTAGTTGCTGGTGGTGGCGGTGGTGGAGGCTGTATGGGTGGTGGTGGCGGAGCTGGTGGTTATAGAGCATCAGGTTATGGACCTTCTCCATTACAAGGCTCAAATTTATTTTTAGGAAAAGGAGATTTTACAATTACAGTTGGTTCTGGTGGTGCTGCAGGAGCTGCAGGAGACAGAGGTTCTAATGGTAATGATTCAGTATTTTCAACAATAACATCAGCAGGTGGTGGTGCCGGTGGTGCTTCTGGACCACAAGCAACTCCCGCTCCAAGTGGTGACAATGGAACTTATGCAACCGCTGGAGGATCAGGAGGTGGTCAAAGAGCAGGGTTTAATCCTAACGCAGCAGGGCCTGTGGGAGGTGATGGTAATACACCTCCAGTTGATCCGCCTCAAGGTAATGCAGGTGGTTCAGGTTTTGATGGTCAAGTTTCTAGAACAAATGGTGGTGGAGGAGGTGGAGCTACAGCTGCTGGTACCAATGCTACAAGTCCAACAGGTGGACCAGGTGGAGCAGGTGCACCTAATACAATTTTAGGACCTGACACTACATATGCTGGTGGTGGCGGTGGTGGATCCGATACTCAAACCGATGGATCAGGTGGAGCAGGCGGTGGTGGTGCTGCAGGAAATGCTGGAAGTGCTAACACTGGTGGAGGAGCTGGTGGAGGAGCTGGTCCTGGAGGAACAGGAAATGCAGGAGGTTCAGGTATTGTTGTTGTAAGAGGTCCAAGTGCTGTTACATTTGCAGTAGCACCAGGAGATAATTCAACTGCAACCCATCCAGGTGGTGATAAATTAGCTACATTTACTGTCTCTGGAACGTTGACTATAAGTTAGAAATAAATTATAAATATAAATTTTAAGGAGTAAAAAATGGCACATTTCGCAGAATTAAAACAAGAAAAAGACCCAACAGGTTTTACTGATAATACACATTGGATAGTACAAAGAGTGGTAGTTGTTGGAAATGATATAGACACAGCTGCAGGTAAATTAGGTGATAATGATATGCACGCTGATGGAGAAGTATGGTGTCAATCTTTTTTCAAAGGTGGCACTTGGAAACAAACTTCTTATAACAATAATTTTAGAAAACAATACGCAGGTATTGGATTTGTTTACGACTCAACAAAAGATAAATTTTTAACACAACAGCCTTTTGCTTCATGGTCACTAGATGATAACGATGATTGGAAAGCACCAATTACATATCCATCAATTGATAAATATAACGCTGACAACACTAAGGGTTGGGAAGCGACTAAATCAAACGACGAAGCGGAAACACCAACAGTATACGATTGGAACGGCACAGCTTGGGTGTCCGCATAGGAGGACACTTAAATGCCTAGCACAAAAGGCGGATCATTAAACGGTGGATTAGTAGGGGCGAAAGCTACAAGCTCACACGGAAAAAATAAAGTCACAACCAAAACATCATCAGGAGATATTTCCACACTATCAGGAACAACACTAGTAGATTATTTAATTATCGGTGGTGGTGGAACAGGAGGTTTAGCAGCTGGAGCAGGCGGTGGTGGAGCTGGTGGTTATAGAAATTCTGTTGCTGGTGAATCATCTGGTGGTGGCTCATCTAATGAACCAAGTGTAGCAATAACTGCAGGTGCAACTTTAACTGCAACAATTGGTGGTGGTGGAGCTGCTTTGCCTGGCCCTGGATATAAAGCAGGAAATCCGGGTAATGACTCATCTTTATCTGGAGGTGGAATGACTACTATAACATCTACGGGTGGTGGTGGCGGTGGAGGTTCTGGTAGTGGAGGATCACCAACAACGGGTACTGATAAACCTGGCCTTCCAGGAGGATCAGGTGGTGGTCAACCAGGTTATCAAGATCCTACCGCTCCAGGAATTGGTACTGCAGTAACAGGTCAAGGTTCTAATGGTGGTCTAGGATATTGTGCTCCTTCAGGTAGTGGTGGTGGAGGTGGCGGTGCGGGAGCTGTAGGAGGAAATGCATCTAATCCAGGTAACCCAGGTTGTGGTGGAAATGGTGGAGCAGGTTTAGCAAGTTCAATTACAGGATGCTCTGTTACTAGAGGTGGTGGCGGTGGTGGAGCTACTTATAAAGGCACGGCTGGTTCTGGTGGACCAGGTGGCGGTGGAAACGGAGGAAGACAATCTCCTGTGTCTTGCGGTACAGCTGGCACAGCAAATACTGGTGGTGGTAGTGGTGGTAAATGGTCTTCAGCTCCAGGATACGCAGGTGGATCGGGTGTAGTCATAGTAAAAGAATTAAATAAAGCATCCGGTGTGTGGTCAATGCAAAGTCAATATCAACTTAAGTCTCAAGGAACATGGGCAAGCACTATACCTAATTTTATTTGTGCCTCTGGTGGTACAATAACAGAGTCAGGAGATTATAGAATTCATACATTTACAGCTTCAGGTAATTTAGTTATATGCACGGCACCAACACCAGGTAACAATGTCGTTTCATATATGATTGTTGCAGGTGGTGGAGCAGGTGGTAAAGGTCATGGTGGTGGAGGTGGAGCAGGTGGATTTAGAGAATTTAAAAGTCCAACTGATTCTTACACAGCATCCCCTTTAGATGGTAACCCAGGTGGATCATCAGCAACGGTAACTGCATTTACAAGTTTTCCAGTAACAATTGGTGCAGGTGGAGCAGCATCAGCTTGTAGTGGTTCTTGCACACCTTTTGCTAATAATAGTGGAAGTAATTCAGTATTTGCTTGTATAACATCAGCAGGTGGTGGTAAGGGTGCTGGTTGGACAAATGCAGGAGCTACTGGTGGATCTGGAGGTGGTGGAGGTGGACCGAATGCGCCTACAACATCAGGCTATGCAGGAAACACTCCTTCAACAACTCCGCCTCAAGGAAATTCTGGTGGAAATGGTAACAATCCAGGAGCAGGTGGTGGAGGTGGTGGAGCAACTGCTGCAGGTGGAAACGCTAGTAGTCCAGGACCTAATGCAAATGGAGGTGCTGGGGGTGCAGGTGCAACAACTAATATTAATGGATCACCAAACGCTTTTGCTGGTGGTGGAGGTGGTGGTAACTACTTTGCTCCAGGAGCAGGAGGAGCTGGTGGAACTGGTGGTGGAGGTGCAGGTGCAACAACACCTACAAGTGCCGCTACTGCTGGAACAGCCAACACTGGTGGTGGTGGAGGTGGTGGAGGTGCCAACTATACTAAAGGCGCTAATGGTGGATCAGGGATTGTTATTATCAGATACAAATACAAGTAATTTTTCTTTACTTTAAATTTTATTTAAGATATATAATTTTATATAAAGATATATGAACTTAAGAAATTATTATTATTATTTTCAATCAGCAGTGCCTGCTAGAATCTGTGATGAAATAGTTAAATATGGAAAATCTATTTCTGACGAGATGGCAGTAACAGGTGGTATGGGTGGTAAAAAATTAAATCAATCACAAGTAAAAGATTTAAAAAAGAAAAGAAACTCAAACATTGTTTGGATGAATGATAGATGGATTTATAAAGAAATACAACCCTACGTGCATCAAGCAAACGCACAGGCAGGCTGGAATTTTGATTGGGATTTTAGTGAGTCTTGTCAATTTACAAAATATGAAAAAGGACAATTCTATGATTGGCATTGTGATAGTTGGGACAGACCTTATATTAAAGAAAATGCAAATGATCCAACACATGGTAAGATTAGAAAATTATCTGTGACCGTTACTTTATCAGATCCAAAAGATTATAAAGGTGGTGAATTAGAATTCGACTTTAGAAATTTAGATCCTGATAAACCTAGAAAACCTGTAAAGTGTAAAGAAATATTACCAAAAGGATCTTTGGTTGTATTTCCTTCTTTTGTGTGGCATAGGGTATGTCCAGTAAAAAAAGGATCAAGATATAGTTTAGTTATATGGAATTTAGGATGGCCATTTAAATGAGTTTTCCAAAGAAATTAAATTTAGAACATTACTTTTCTAGTCCTGTGTGGTGGGCTGATGAAACAAAATTTATAAAAAAATTAAATAAAGCATCTGATAAATATATAAAAGATGCACAAAAAAGATTAAAAAAAGATATAGACAAAAGAAATAAAGAGTTTGGTGACAAAGGTGATATGGGTCACGTATTTCATTCAACAACTTTAATTGGTGATCCTAAGTTTAAACAATTACAAGATTATATTGGGGGTACATGTTATAATTTATTAGATGAAATGGGGTTTGATTTATCTAATCATCAAGTATTTGTAACAGAGTTATGGGTGCAAGAGTTTGCTAAAAAAGGTGCTGGTCACCATACTTTACATACACATTGGAATGGACATATGTCTGGTTTTTATTTTTTAAAAGCTAGTGAGAAAACATCTATGCCAGTATTTGAAGATCCTCGTCCAGGTAATGTGATGAATCTTTTACCTGAAAAAGATAAATCAAAATTATCTTTAGCAAGTTCACAATTTCATTATAAAGTTAAACCAGGCAGAATGATTTTTTTTCCATCGTATATGCCACATTTATATTCTGTTGATATGGGATATGAACCATTTAGATTTATACATTGGAACTGCCAAGCAATACCAAAAGGAGTGTTAAATGTCGTTCAAAAAAAATAAATATAGTGTTTTAAAAAATGCTATTTCAAAAGAGTTAGCAGATTTTGTCTACAAATACTTTTCTAACAAAAGAAACGTCGCAAGAGTTTTATTTGATGAAAGATATATCTCACCTTTTACAGATTATTGGGGGATATGGTCTGACCAACAAGTGCCAAATACATACTCACATTATGGTGACGTTGCTATGGAAACTTTATTACAAGAAGTAAAACCTGTTATGGAAAAACACACAGGGTTAAAATTATCAGAAACATATTCTTATGCGAGAATATATAAAAAAGGAGATGTGTTACACAGACACAAAGATAGATATTCTTGCGAAATATCAACTACATTAAATTTAGGTGGTGATGATTGGCCTATATATTTAGACCCAACAGGTAAAAAAGGTCAAGCAGGTATTAAGGTAGATCTTAAACCAGGTGATATGTTAATATATTCTGGTTGTGATTTAGAACATTGGCGAGAAGAATTTCAAGGGAAAGATTGTGGACAAGTATT